TGTGCAATAGTAAAGTATTTCTCTGGTGAAGTTTTCGGTGCCTAAGGTGTTGACATCAACAGTTAGATTTTCGCTTGAACCGTAGTAGTCGCGCCAATCACTGTCAATTTTGGTTCTAATTTTCTTTTTTTTCTTGATGCCGTTTTTTTGCTTAACTGTTTTATAAGTTGTTTTTGAAAATTTAGCTAGTTTTTTGCCTATGTACTTGCGACCAGAAAGATTATTGGTGATCAGGTAAACAAATCCTATGCATTCTTCGGGCAGTGTCTCGACTGGGGTGTTTTGATAAAGCCATGTCATGCGGAATCTGTTGTATTACCTTTGCACTATAGTTATGCCTGGTGTTCAAAATTACATTAAAAAGTTGCCTCTCTTAATTCTGTCTCTCTTTGCCATTGATTACTAAAACTGGAGCCGCCGTCTTTGGATCCGCAAGCATCTAAACAAACAATATTGGGTTGTAGGCTGGACCAGGAACTCTGAACACTGTCAAAATCTGTGACAAAATTTCGTTGTCTTGCGCCCAACCAACAGCAAGGACTCATGTTACCTTGTGCATCAATATATGCACTTTGTTCTCGAAGCGCATGGCAATCAACCTGGGTAGAAACAACTTGTGGAAGTTGCCATCCAATGGGTGCTGCAAGCCTGTCTGTGAATCCGCGTCGGCTGACCTTGGCACGAAACCAAGTGAAACCCATGTCACGGGCAAGTTGTTCGCATTCGTCTACCTGATGTTGGTTGTGTTTGTACACCAACATATCCCAGTGTGCAGATCCTCCAGCTTCAATAAATGCCTGTGCATTTTGCATCAGCTTTGACCACTTGACATTTTTTCGATACGTTTCGTTTGTGCTAGCTAATCCGTCAATACTGAACACAACATAATCCAGTGGCTGATTGAATAAGGTGCCTAGCGCATGCCACCACAGTGTGGTTTGCAGCCCACCGTTGCTGTTCATACCTAAAGTGATATCGGGGTTCTGACTTCTAAAATAATTGTAAATGTCCAGAGTATATTTGCCAGCAGCAGGATCACCGTATGATCCACACATGAACATCTTGTCGAGTTGTGCAATTTGATCCGTGGACAAGTGTTCAAGAATCTGTGACACTGTGAGATGATGCTGACGATCCTTGCGGAAGTCAGGATCAGTTTCTCTGGCACATAGGGCACACGCCGCCTGGCACACATCCGTGGGTTCCAGATGCAAAACTTGAATTTTACGCAAGTTCGACCTCGGTGTTGTAGTTTGTAAATCCATTTTCTTTGATCACTTTGAGAATGTTCTCTACTCGCCCAGCAAGCTCATCTCTGTGACTTACCAACCAGATACTCTTGTGACGCTCGCGACTCATGCGTTTGAGCAAGGCCAGAGCATTCTCTACCCCTGCTGTGTCCAGGCCGTTGTCGATCAGTTCATCCACAAACAACAGGTTGATGGGAGAGTACAGGCTTTCCCAGACATCTCGGAATGCAAAGTTCAAACTCAAGATTAGTCTGGTGCGTTCGCCGCGGCTGAGATTGTCAAAATCCAGTTCGCGACCCAGTTCTTCAATGCTGACTGTTAGATCGTTTTGAAACTTCACAGTGTGCGGCAGGCCAATACGATCCAGATAGTGTGTGAGTCTTGCGTTGAGATAACTCAAGTTTTGATCAATAATTTTCTTGCGAACAAAACTGTCCTTGCTGGTCAGTAGTTTGAGCAGGAAGTCCTGATGCTCTTGCAATCGATTGAGATCGTTAAGTGTATCATAGCTCACCGTCTGCAGAGCCTGATCTGTCATGTCTTCAATCTGTTCTGTGTACGGATCCTTCTCTTCACCTTTGGCAGCAATCTGTGTCAACAGTGTGTTCATGAGACTGCGATGTTCAACCGCCTGCGTTTCTGTGTCATAATATGTGACTGGTTGTGTGCAAATTTCTACAGGCGTATGTTCAGCCAGTTGTTCAGCATAGGGATCTGTTTCTGCACGTTTAGCATCAATCTTGGATTGAATATTTTCCAGTTCGCTGGAATGTCGGATTGCTTCTGTTTGTGTTCGGTAGTGTGTGGTAGGCCGGTTACCCAGTGCGCCCAGCTTCAGCAAGGCATCTGTGTTCTCAATCCATTGAGTATTAGTGGCCAAGGCCTGTAGTGCAGCTTCTTGCAAGGCTTTTTCTTTTGTAGCTAGTACAGTTTCGTGGCTGGTGTCATGAAAGTCTTGACCACACGCATAACACTTGTGATTCTTTAGTTCTTCGATCTCGGCCTTGAGTTTGTCAATGGTCTTTTGTTCTTTGGCTTCATCAGTAACACATCTTGCAATTAGTTTTTCAAGATCAGCAATGTCCTTGACTTGTTGATCGTAAGCAGACAGATCTATGTGTGCTTGCAGTTCTGTTGAGATGTTGATATGACTGAGTTTGTTATATGTTGATTCTAACTCAGCCGTGTCTTTGTCTTGTTTTTGTTTCCAGGCAGTTTGCCGACCAACCAGAGCAGTATATGCATCCTGTTGTTGTTTTTTTGTGGACCACAAGGCTAGATCTTTGTGAGCTAGCAATTCTACAGCAATATCAATCTTGGCAAGATCATCATATTGTACAACAAGATGCGCAACATCACTGTCATATTTTTTCTGCCACAGCACTTGCCTACGCTTTAAACTTTCAATCTGTTCTGCAATACGGCTGTTGGCTTCAACCACCGCTCTGATTCTGAATTCTTCTTGTGATACAGAGTCTTTGGTGCCTCTGGCCAGTTCTTTGATTGCGTCAGCACGTTCACTCAACAAGGTAATGCCCAGCAACTGTTCAATGATAGTTCGTTGATCATTGGCTTTTAGGCCCAGAAACGGTTCAGTATAGGTGTTGAGAGCCAGCACATGCTTGAACATGTCGTGACTCATGTTCATCACACGTTCAATTGCGTCTTGTGTTTCTCTTGAATCACCTTGTGCTTCGTCAGTGGCCACAGTGGCTTCGTTGTTGACATAGAACTTGAGCACATTGGGTTTGCGCCCACGCTCAATTCTATACTCTGTGCCATTGACTGCAAACTCCAGACTGACCAACATGTGCTTGCTGTTGGTCTTGTTTACTAGATTGTCCTTGCGGATGTTTGAGAGTGCATTGCCATACAAAGCATAGCTGAGTGCATTGATAATTGTGGTTTTGCCTGTGCCGTTGCGACTGCCGTCGCCGCCTAGATCAAGATTTTCTCCCAGTACCAGGGTAATGTCTTTGCGGTCAAAGTTGATAGCCTGGGTAGCAGCCCCTACACTCATAAAGTTGCGAACAGTGAGATTTTTAATTTGAATCAATATATACTCCGTGGTCTTTTAGCATTGTAACAATTTCTTTGGTATTTGTAAACCAGTTAGCATAATCATTTGCTGGAATAACAAAATTAAATTCAAGTTGAACATAAAAATTTAACACGGCCTGCTGATATAATTGATTTATATGAGTAAGGTCTTGATCAACATTGAGATTTTTGACAATGTTTAAAATTTCTAAGTGTTGAACAGTATTTGGATTAGCATCTAGAAATTGTTGATGTTTAATCGGCAACTCATGCAAATTTATTATAGACCCACCAATAAAATTTGCTACCTTCTCCAAACAATTTTTTGGGTCAGTTATCAATTCTGATATATCAATGTTTAACCAGTTGTCATGCACATGCTCTTTCCATGTAATTCTATAGTGGTGGCGGTCAAACAATAGACTAAAATTTTCTCGACGTGCCCAATCGTCTAAGACTCCGAATTCCTCAGCTTTAAATTCCACATCAGATTCCACAGTCCCTCTAGCTGCTTTAACAATGCAATTTTGAAATACCAATGGCCATGAATTGTCTTGATAACACAATCTTATAACTTTGGCATTTGGAAAGTTACTTTTGAGATTATCTGTTGTATCGTTCTGAATTCCTGGACAATACGGGATTAATATGTATTTTTGTTTTTTGATGTCTGACCAATGGGTGCTGTTGGCCATGTGCAAAACACGATTTCGCTCATGGTGAATATCGCCAACTACCAATGGTAAAGAATGACTGGTTCCAAGATTATCAAACAAAAACAAATCGTCGGTTTGAACAACATTTGTCACAAACTTATTGATCAAACGAGTAAGATAGTAGCCATAGCCGCCGCTGGGGTAATCTATCAGCAATAGATTTTTACTAGTTTTGTCAAGCACTATCATATGTTGATTTGAATTTTGTTAATTTATTTTGTACAATTTCAGGCAACAACTGGCTAACAACACAAGCCAATGCAATTTGAAACCCCAGGCACGGTACCGGATTGCCGTTCAAATGGTTGTGTTGTTGATAGTATGATGATTTTACATATTCTGGATACCAGGAAGAATCTATGTTTTTAATTATGTTTTGCAGATTGGTAGTTTGTTGTGCAGTCCACGGTATGTCATACCCTTGATATACATGCAATTTAATCTGACGATGTTGACAATAATTTTCAAGCAGTACAAGTTTGCAATATAAATCTTCTATTTCCAATGCTGGGCTAAACAACCACTTGCGCCACTGTTTTTTTGATTCATGATGATCACTGACACTACTGGGCCACACGCCCGAAATACCAATTTGTTCTTTTGATTTGATCTCAAAATCACTGTCTATTACAAAATTGCGTAGTGGGTCAGGTTTTACCAATTCATTTATTCTTGTTTGATCAACGTCAACATCTAATTTGGCCAATCCAGTTAATTGGATTATTACTGTTTTTATATCGGGATGTTGTTCTATCCCCAAAAGAGTCTTGTTAATAATCCATTGATTTGACACAGCTGGACCGCTGACATCCACAACAAAACATCCGGCTAATTGCAACATGTTTACCCAAGTTTTGACTTTTTGTTTGCTATAGGTCATTCCACACCCATTAATCAATATTTTTGTGTTTGACAACAACATTCTCCTGGTTCAAATGATCTATCACAACTGCCTGTGATAATTCGGGACATTGTCCGCAAACTGATTCTGGTCGACCAATGGTATCAACAAATGCCTTTACATCATCAACTACATCAACGGCACAATAATTGAACCAATTTTTTCCAGTAATGTCAATGATATTGGCCACTGGAGGACATTTATACAAAAGGCCTTTGTATAATATAGGCGTCGCCGGAGAACCACATATTTTGTGTGCTTGTACAGGATCACTGTGCCAAGGCAGAAATTCGTTCAATATTTTTTTATATGGAACTACAAATTCACCAAATATGCTTTTGTAAATAGAAACATTCTCATGGGTCCAAGATATTTGACGATGTTGATTTTTACCACCATGGGTTTTGACTTTCCATGGTCGACGGTGCTGTAGAATATTTTTAATTTTTTTATTGATCACAGACTCATGATCTTTTCTATGAACACTAACTTGTATTTCCAACGGTGCAAAATCAAACCAACTTGAAGGATCAAAATTATCTAGTAGATACCCATTGGTAATTAACCGTATGGTTGATTTTGGCCACGCCTGCCTAACCAGGGCACAAATATCTATTAATCTAGGATGAAGACAAGGTTCACCGCCAAATATTGCAACCACTTCGGGACTGACTATGTTTTTCCATTTTGCAACACTGTTGGTCAACGATTCTAATGATTCTATACCTGATCTCTTGATATCGCTTATACTTATGCATCCTGCACAACTAATATTGCAACTATATGCAATCATCAAGTCAAGGCGAGGTATATTATGAATCATAAGTTTTGATAGATCTTCAGCAGTAGCTTGTTGTCGTAGAATTCACTTTCAATGTTGGTGATTTGATCTGTGACAATTTGATCCACTGATTCAAACTTGATCTCTCCGGGTGACATGTCTGTGTCCACTGAACTGGACTTGTTGGGTATCAGGGCCATTTCTCTCAGACCATAGTCTTTGATAAATGTTTCTTTGATAAAGTTGGCTTCTTCGTAGCTGATCTCAATGTCCAGTTGCACACGCACATGCATGCCCGGCGCCAGGATAGTGGCAGCATTGTCAATCACATTGCTGAGACCAAACACACGATATCTAGGCTGATCTGGCCAAGCATGAAACTCGGGCTCCTTGTCCCATTCCAGAATCATCAAGCCACGATCGTCGTCGCCGGCATCGGCATAGTTGTGTGGGAAACAATTGCCTATGTAGGTAATATTCTTTTTGGTCTGTCGCTTGTGAAAGTGTCCGGTAAACACATGCTCAAAGCCGGTGAAGTCATCTCGTTGTACTTCGCCGTGATCGGGCATTTCAACTTGTGCATTCATCAAGTAACCGGGCAGCTCAAAGTGCCCAAACATGTACTTGCCTTTTAGTTTGGGAATACGTTTATGGTCATCAGCCACCAACCAAGGAGCAATAACCACATTGCCGCTACTAAACCAGTCGTTGCAAATTTGTACATTGGGGAGATGCTTTGCCCATTCCACACTTTGTATATCACGTTTGTCGCGATAATATAAATCGTGATTGCCAGGTATAAAATACACCTGTTCAAAGTTTGCATTCATGTGCTCCAGTGCTTGCAGGCTGTAGTTGAGCGTGACGATATTGAGACTGGCACGGTTGTTGTGCCAGTCGCCCAGGAACAAGCAGGTCTCACAGCCTTGCTCTCGGGCCTTGGCCGTGGCCCATTTCACAAAGTTCAGGCAGTCCTCGTTGTGCTGAGTGCTGTTGCTTTTGAGTCCAAAATGTATGTCTGTGAAGACCGCGGCCTTGCAAAATAGATTTGTCATCGGTTCCTTTAATTCACAAGTTTACAATCTCTAGCCTCAGAAGTCAATGACTTTGGAAGATCAAGAAGCAGTTGTGTCAGTTTCAGGCACAGGATAGGTGGTGATGGTGACCGGTCCGCTAAGGGCAGCCATTGAGTGTTTGCCAGAATTCTGTCGTGTCCAGCTGGGATTGAGCCCGTTCATTTCCAAGATGTCATCGCGAATGTTCTGACTTTTCTTTTCAATGTTCAGGATACGAGTAAAGCTATTGGTAATAGCGGCAGTATAATACGCAAAAGGGTTCTGCGATTTTGACTCGTCAAATTGCAAGCCAATTTGGCTGAGTTGTAACAAGGCTTGTCCGCGCATTTCTTCATTGTAGGTGTATCCTCTCCAGTTGGATCTTGT